TGCCGAAGCTGGCTGAGGCTGTGAAGAAGAAGGGACTGGAAAGCATAGAGCAACCGGCAGTTCCTACCAAGCCACAGTATTATGACCCTGACCAGGCTAAAGAGCTTCTTGGTGTCCAGCTTGACGAGGGTTGGCTTATTAAGGTCACTCCCGGGTCCGGTGGTGGAGAGGCTATGGTAAGCTACATCACACCTCAGAACTGGGAGATTACGCAAGACCAGCTATACATATCACCTGAAGGCAAACAGTACACGCTTGAAGAGATGCAGAAGATGTTGTCTGCACAGGCTGAACAGGTGCCGTTAGAGACGGGCATTGAATGGACAACACCGGAAGACCAGAGAGAGTTCGAGCAGACTGTCCTCCCCACGCTACCTGAAGAATTGAGAGCGCAGTATGCCAATATACCTCTGGAAGAGTTTGTCCAGAAGTTACAGGCTTACGAGACTGATATAACGGCTCAGAGAGAGAAGGTAGAGAGTATCTTCGGCAAGGTCTTTCCTACCTACAGTGAGACTGAAATACAAGAGATGATGCACTGGTTAGAGGAGAGCGAAGAGAATCAAGATGCCTTTCTGGAAACCATTAGGAATGCTGGTAGGACTGGGGATACTGAGGAGTTACTCCGTGAGCTATTCCCTGGGCTGACCGATGAGGACTTAAACCTGTTCTTTGCTCCGACTCCAGAGGTAGCAGGTGATATTACCGAACAGGCTACGGCTGGTGTAGGGCAGGCATGGGAAGACATAACCACCGGCGAATTTAAGTGGAGCGAGTTGGGCAATCTGGCTCTCAGTGGTCTCGGTACTGCCGGAGCTTACCTTGAGAAGTATGTAGGCCGACCTTGGGAGGGTTTCCTGCTAGAATCATCGGCTCGTTTGCTCAATGCCGTTGGTCAAGAAGACCCGTGGACACGCTGGATTGTGGACTCTGCGGATACTCTTCGGGAGAAGTACGGCTGGGCCGGTATCTTTGCTCCTGATGTCTCCTATATGTGGGACAGGGTGAAGTGGCAGGCAGAGCAGCAGGGTATGAAAGCTGAGGTCTGGGCATTGACGGCTCTTGAGTGGCTTAATCCTGCTTACCTTATCCCCATTGGAGGCACCTTTGGCTTGGCCGCCAAGTTCACCAGCAAGATTCCGGTTATCGGTAAGGGCCTGAAGTACATAGCAGCCGGTGTGAACGCCGTTGAGAGAGGTGTTACATACCCTGTCGCCAAGCCTTTGGAGATGGGCATGAAATACAGCGCCAAGGGGCTTGAGAAGGCAGGTGTCAAGCTGGGCGAAAAGGTGATGAATCAGCTAATCAAGCAGACGGAGCATCTTGAGCCGTTGATGGAGCTGCCTACCAGTGAGAAGATACTTCAGGGCGTGCTCGTTGATAACTGGATGAAGCGCACATTAACAATCGCCTCGAAGATACCGGCGATAAAGAAGGGCATTGAGAAGGGCTTGGGCTGGAGAATCCTGACGAAGAGGGAGAGTCAGGCTGTTGAAGACATCGTTGGCCGGGCTGCTGTTATCCGTACCGAGATAGCCAGGAGAGGTATAAATGCCAAAGCCCCTAAAATCTGGGAGCTTAGGGAAATCAGTATGGACCCGGGTAAGCTCTTCAAGTTTAACAAGAAAGCCTACTCACCGGAGATGGGGAAGCGGTTACTACCGGAGTATGCAGCTGAGAAGGACATTGCCGGCACACTGGAGCATGTGTTCACTCACCCTGAGATGTATAACTGGGCCGGTATGGAAAAGGGGCTTCAGTATGTCACCAAAGTCCATGAGATTAACACTGAGATACTGAACCTTCTCAGGAAAGAGGGTGTAGCACCGGAGCATGTGACCCAAGACTGGTGGATACACAGGGTAGTTGAGGGGAAGGTTGACCCGGAGGGTGAGTTGATAGCACTCAGAGGCCGTCCCGGGGTGAGGACTGGGAGGATAGGTACTAAGCCCTCTTATGAGATGCACAGGAAAGCGCCTACGATGGCAGAGGGAATAGCCTGGGGAATCCAGTATAACCGGAACCCTGAGTTGGCTGTAAGTAGCTACATTGAGGAGGCTTTCAAGAAGGTTGCTGATGCCAGGTTCGAGAAGTACCTTGAGCCATTTGGAGTATTGCCTTCTGAGAGACTAGCTGAGATGTTCCCTGAAGTAGCAGAGCGCGCTGTCTTAACCCAGACAGAGCTAGCCAACGCAGCTAATTTCCACTCTGTTATCAACAGGGCTATAAGGGGTGAGCGATTACCAACACAGACCCTGAAGGCTGTAGAGAGGCACTTCCCTGATATGGGCAAGAGACTCAGGGCTTTAGTTGAGCAACCAGCCTCGGCAGAGAAGGAACTCAGAGAGGTTCTATCAGCCAACCAGAAGCTAATCAGGAATCTGCAAAAGAGACTGGAGAAGGCTGAGGCTCTTGATATTGAAGCAATAAAAGCGGAGGCTAAGGCAGAGGTTGCCAGAGCAATACCGGACGAGCAGAAGCTGAGGGAAGCCTTCAAAATCATGGACTATGATGACCGCTTGGCATTCCGTAATACCATGAGCAGCCAGACGGCTGATATAGAACGGATGGTCTATGAGCAGGGCAAGGAGCTAGCGTCAGTTGAGGCATTTCTCAGCGATGATGTTATCGCCAATTATACTGTCAACGTTGGCAAGCGGAGAGTTCACCTCGATTACTTTCTAAAGAAGGGGGACTTCCCTGAAAGCGTAACAGTCAAAGAGGCCGCAGCTCTCTTGGAGAAGTCTCCTGAGAACATATTGACCAGAGTAGTTAAGGGAGGTGTTAGGACTGACCGAGTACCGCGTGAAGTTGTCCTTGACCATCTTACCGAGACATTTAAGAACCGGGGCTATCGCTTTGTTAAAGACGATGACCTGATTGAGCATATCGCCAAGGTTGCCGACCACAGAGCCAGAGCCGAAGACCTGAGACTCCTGAACAAGATGGGGCAGGACAGGATAGACGGCATCAACCGCATGACAAAGATACTGGATGGTGTTGATACCACTCCTACCTATATCCCCAAGGCTGAACCTGGGATGCCTGAAGCCGGCGTGCAGAAGGACATATTTGGCTATGAGCTTCCTCATTTCCCCAAGGGCAAGGGAGAAGTCACACAGGTTTCGATGGACGAGTATGCAAAGCTGGTTGAGACTTGGAAGAAAGCGGGGCTACCGGAGGATTCCCTGCCGGCAGCGGTAAAGCCCAAGATAGAGGGCGTGAAGGGACTGGATGGCAAAGCTGAGGCTGCTAAAGTATCCTATGAACCGCCTCCGATAAAGTCAGCCACCGAGCGCAAGGCCGGGCTAGAAGCTCTACGAAGTGAGGCTAAGGCGCTGGTGGAGTCCAAGAAAGCTCCGTACTGGCAGGCCAGAACTGAGAGAGCCTTGAAGATGGAGCAAGTCAGGCAACCCGGTATTGGCGAGGGTTATCTGCCGCAGCCATTTGCCGGAGGCAGGATATATGAGCAAGACTTCATTGATGCCTTTAACAAGTTCTTTGGGCACGATGCTGGGCTGGGAGTGCTGAGAGCTACCAGCGATGTGGCCGGTATCTTGAGAATTACCAAGGCAGCTCTTGACTTCTCGGCAATGGCGATTCAGGGGCTACCGTCCTGGGGGCTGGCTCATTCCTACATGATATTCAATCCGAAGGTCGGTGTAAAGCTAATGGGTTCTTGGTACAAGGCTTTCTTTCAGTCTACCAGAGCCTTCTTTGACCCCGGTGTTGTGGCCGGATATATGACCAAGAACAATGCTGCCGCCATGCAGAGGGTAGCGATGGGTGGCAGCTCAAGGGTAGTTGACTACTTTGCTGCTCTGCAAGTGAGGACTGGTATAGGCGGTAAGGCTGAATGGCTGATGGAGAAGATTCCATTGAAGCCCTACCATCGTGCTGAGACGGCATTCTTCGCTGCTGGTGAGATGGTAAGGGATGAGTTCTGGCGGATACTTTCCCCCAAGGCTATAGCCAAGGGGAAGGAGTTTGAATTAGCACGGATACTGGACAGGATAACAGGCATCATGGACTCACAGGCTCTGGGTGTGCCGATGACTGTCAGGCAGCTTGAGCAGAGCTTCATGTGGTTCGCTCCCAACTATACCAGGGCATGTCTCACGGTACTGGCAGATATATTCCGGGGTGGCTACACAGGCGCTGAGGTGAGGAAGGCTCTGGGCGGTATGATTGCTGCCGGATCCGCTATGTTCACTGGTGTCCAGTACGCTATGGCGACCATTGAGGGTAAGTCTGATGAGGAGGCATGGGAGGCGGTAAAAGAGGGATTCTGCATCTATGAGGACCCGATAACCGGAGAGGTGGAGTGGCGGCCATCAGCCCAGTTTATGACCCTGAAGGTAGGTAATTACAACTTCGGTTTTGGTGGGTTCTGGTACGGCTTGCTGAGGCTGTCTGGAAATATTATGGCCTGTGTCAATGAGACTGGGGAAAGAGAGAGGATAGACCTGATTCGCATTCTAAAGAACGGCAGTCTCAATAAGCAGGATAATCCGTTCATCTACTGGTGGTACAGCCGGTCATCCCCTCTTGTTGGTACTGGCTTTGAGTTGGCACAGGGCAGAGACTTTCTGGGATATCCGATAGAGACTCCACAGGAGTATGCTCACTATATTCTCACTCGCTTTGAGCCTATATGGGCAGAGCAGGGGCTTAACTGGTTGGTGCCCGGTCTGGCTAGAGATAACGAAATACCGGAAGACATGGCGAGGGCTGCCATAGTTCCTGCTGAGCTTTTTGGGCTGCGTGCCTTCCCAGAGAGCGCATGGACGGACTTTTACGACAAGACAGAGGAATATATCAAGCGTATCCCTGTTGAGGAGTTGGATGAAAAACAGAAAGAGGCGTGGGAGGAAGGCAAATTAGAGTGGAGGCACTTAACCGAAATGCAGAAGGCCAACCTGCTCAGCCGGTATCCAGAACTTGAGGAGCTTTATGGCGAAGCACAAGCTGATAGCGCCGTCAGAGATAGCCCCAACTGGAAGGCTTTTGAGGGACGCATTGATGAGGAGAGGCAAATCTATTATGACCGCCTTGATGAGTTGACCAAACAGCTACTCAGAGGTGAGATAGACACAAGAGAATATCGAGAGAAGGCTGGGGAGGCAGGAAGTAACTACGGCTCTATCTTGGATGCTGTAGAGAGAGACCCGACTTACGCTCAGATATATGAGTTCTTTGCCAGGAAAGAGGCAGATGGTGACAAGTATGGCTTCCAGGATGATGTAGCTCTTGGCGAGTATCAAGCTCAAATCCTATATGCTGAAGACCTCACTGACGCTAAAGGTGATTATGACTGGGATGAGAGGGACAGGCGTGTAGATGAGTTCATAGAGAAATGGGGGCAAGATACCTATGACCGGATACAGCAGTACCTCCAGGAAGAGAAGAAGCTGAAAGGTCTGCCTGAAATCTGGGTTAGGAAAGGCGTTGATACGGAGAAGCTTGGCCGGGGATATTGGCGGTTGCCCTACAAGCCCATCGTGGAAATGGATGAAGAGGATGAGGCGGAAGGGAATATACCGGCAGAGTATTACTCCTTGTGGCAGGAATATCAGGCTATGGACTCCGAAGAGAAGCGTGACGAGTTCCTTGAAGCTCACCCTGAACTGGCTAAGGACTGGCGTGCTGAATACCGGAAGGAGCACCCGGAAGAGGATGCCATGCTAGCTCTCTGGGGATATGGTGGCAGGCTTCAGACCAAAGAAGCTTATGACCTGGTGGCACAGTGGAGTAAAGAGCTTGGCATACCACTGAGCCAGATGGGGCTGGGGCTACCTCCGAGAACCCTGATAGACCAGTATTTTGAGTACGGGGAGCTGCAATCACAGTTCGGTGGTAGCAGTAAAGAGGCTAGGCTCTATAAGCTGGAGCATCCTGACTATTTCACTTGGGGCTTAGAGCAGGGAGTATGGTCTGATGATTTGAGCGATGAAAACGCCGAGATGCTCAGGCTCTGGGTTGATAACAAAGAACTGTTCACGGAGTTTGATGCGATGCCCGGTGAAACCTCAGAAGATAAACAGGCCAGACTAGATTTCAGGGCACAGCATCCGGTAGTAGACAGGTATCTCGTTGAGGAACAAGGATATAGCCCCCATAGCCTCCCAGAAATAATCAGAGTCTTTCGAGAGATTGAGGAAGGGGAGGACAAATACGACTTACTCGGTAAAGCTGTTGACATCTATGGTCAGCTTGCTGTGAAAGATAGCATGTCTGTTGAAGAAGTCTATAACTACACATGGGACATTCGCAGCTTCGACTGGAAGAAATATACCATCATACCGCATATGATACATTGGGGCAATGAGTTTTATAAGGTGTTTGAGTGGCTATCACGTGAACCTGACCAAGCCCAACTCAAAAGGGTAAGGGAGCGTGTGCCTGATTTTGATAAGTATATCCTTGGTGCATTGTTGCCGATTTATCAGTCGGAAGAGAGCAACGCATTCCCAGAAGAGACATGGTTGGGGCTGATTTACATAGCTGCCAACAAGTACAGAGACGGCCCAGAAAAGCTGTTTGAGTTGGTGGAGAGTGGCAGTGGTGCTCCTAACCAGTGGGACAGAATCAAGAACGAGATAACCAGTATACCTTGGAAGAAGCCTGACGACTGGCCTGAAGGTGATGCTTGGTATGAGGATGACTGGTTTTTCATGGAGCATCCTAAAATCTACGAGAGCTTCTTGGATGCTGGAATTATCCGAGAGATAAACTTTGACGTGACTCCCAGCAGTGAGGTCTACCAGCTTTATCAGGAGTGGAAGACGAAAGCTAAGGGAAATGCCAGGAGAGAGTTTGAAGCCCAGCACCCAGAGCTTGACCTGTGGCTCCATAAGAAATTCGGTACTAAGCTGGAAACCGAGAAGCAAGAGAAAACTCAGAAAGAATCTACAGAACCTGAGACACCTTGGGATAAGGCGGAAGAGGCTCAAAAGATTAAAGAGTGGATGGAGGAGCAAATGAAGTAAATAAAGAGACACGCAGAATATTGCCGAAGCCTCACGGAATTTTTAACGTGGGGCTTTTCTATTTCAAGAGGAGGTTTTAACAATATGCTGGACGAAACCACAAAAACTGGACAGGACACATCTTCGGGTGCGACCGGACAGTCTTCTGGCAGCAAAGGTGGGACTACTTCAAAGGATAAGGGGAAGCTCTACACTGACGCTCAGATTGCAAAAATCAAGAGCGATGCTGCTGCCGAGGCTGGAAGGCAACGCAAGACGGCAGAGCAAGAAAGGGATTCACTCAAACAGGAACTTCAGACTACCACAAGTAGGCTGGACACACTTGAGCGAGAGATAAACGAGTCCCGACTCGCAGAGGCAAGGGGAGACCCTGACCAACTCCGTGCCTATCAACGAGACCAGGCTACTACAAGACGTGAGCGTGAGCTTGCTGACAGGGAGAGAGACCTGAACAGGCGTGAGGAGCAACTGAAATCTGACCGCGCTGAGCTTGATAAAGACAGAGGCGTGGTGTCTATCGCCTATGTTGCTGCCAAACACGGCTTGGAAACTGAGGAATTAGAATCACTTGGTATCAGTGACCAAGACGTTCTTGAGAGGGTTGCTGAGAAACTCGCTGCCAGAAAGTCCGCAGAGTCTGGAACCGGAGAAGACGGAAAGGGAGAGGAAACCCCGAGCAATGAGGCCACTGAACTGATGGCTGACTCTGGCGAGGGAGTCGGTGGAGAAGCTGGAACCCTTACAGCAGAGAACATCGAGAGTATGTCAATGAGTTCTCTGGAAAAGGCTATTGAAAAAGCATCCCAATAAGAGACAACTAAGGAGGTAAGTTAACAGTGGCTAACACATTCATAACCCCAACTGCTGTAGCTAAAGTAGCACTCATAACGCTACTCAACAACATCTGCTTTGCCGGACTGGTATACCGGGACTACTCCAAAGAGTTCAGAAAGGTCGGTAGCAGTGTCAGGATAAGGAAACCTGCCACGCTAGAGGCTGTTGAGTTTGATGGAGACCTGACCGGCGAGTTCCAGAACATCACGGAATCCTACGTTGACGTGCCGATGGATACTGTGCTGACCGTACCTGTAGAGGTAACAGCGCAGGAGATGACCCTGGATATCGTCAACTTCCAGCAACAGGTCATTGAACCGGCAATGCAGGCTCTTGGACAAAAGGTAGACGTGAAGCTGGCGCAGCTCTACAAGGATATACCCTACTACGAGGACTGCGCGTCCACGACTGCCATAGATGACCTGCTGAACGCCCGGAAAATCCAGAACGACAATAAGGTGCCGTTCAACCAGACCCGCTTTGCGGTAATGTCCCCCTTGACTACTGCCAGCCTGCTGGCGCTGGATGCCTTCAGAGACCTGGATAAGACCGGAAGCAACAAAGCTCTGAGAGAAGCCTCTCTGGGTCGGCTATTCGGCTACGAGTTCTATGAAAACCAGAATATCCAGCACCACACCATAGGCACAACTGATGAGGCTGGCGCTATTGACAGCGGCGCTAGTGGGTATTCCGAGGGTGACACGGATATCAATATTGATGCCCTCGGCACCGGCACTATCAAGAAAGGCACCATCCTGACCATCGCTGGCAACACCGGCCAGTACGTAGTTACCGAGGACGTGGACATCAGCGGCAACCAGGCTACCGTGTCCATCTACCCCGGACTCAATGCAGATGTTCCCGAGGATAAGGTAGTAACCCTGCACGGCGATGACGCTGTAACCACCAGCCGTGAGAACCTGATGTTCCACAAGAACGCCTTTGCTCTGGTGACGGCACCGATGGCTGAGCCAATCGGCGGAGCACTCGGCAAGACCTTGACCTATAAGGGGCTGACAATCAACGTGGTCTACGGCTACGGAATGAATCAGATGAAGAATATCATCACCTTCTCCATTCTTTGCGGATTCAAGACACTCACCAAAGAGCTAGCCGTCAGGCTATACGATGCCAGCTAACCGAAAGGGAAGCATAGGAGAGGGCTGACTTCGCCTTAGCCCTCTCTAAAAATCTAAGACAAAGGAGAAACGAAAGTGGCACAATTAGCACTCAAAGATAGAGCGCAGGATAGACTCAGTGCTGCCTTGGCGGAAGCTGCAACTTCGCTTTACCTGGATGATGTCACGGAGTTTGGCAGTTCGTATCTCACACCTCCCTTCCTGATTATCGTTGATTCCGGGAAAACCACCGAGGAGATAATGATTGTCACCGCCGTTGACGAGACCAACAAGAAGCTGACTGTGGTCAGGGATGCTCTTGGTACTACCGATGTTGGCCATGCCAAGGGTGCTCTGGTGGTACACACCGGAACGCCGGTGGTATTCAACGTCAAGATTGCTGACATCAGCTCGGCAGAGACCATCCACGTAGCGATGCCAAAGTGCGTGGTAGTGAAGTTGATGACCGTCATCGAGGGAACCATAGCCAATGCGAATGCCAAGGTCAAGCTCACCAAGAGCGGCTCAGATATGGCGAATGGTGAAGTCACTATCAGTTACAATGGCTCGGCTGAAGGTGACATGGACATCGCTTATCCCACCACCAACAATGAGTTCGATGGTGTTGCTGACTACATGGAGGTAGTCGGTGATGGTGGGTCTACCAACACTGTGGTTGCAATGGCAACTGTAATCGCCATGATGGAATAACACACCGTTCAAGGGGAGGGTTTTACCGCCCTCCCCTTGATTCTTAAAGGAGGTCGAATATGCTTTGCAAAGTGTGTGGCAAGAACGAAACGGAACGCTTGGTAGACGTTGGCTTAGAGGAGAAAGTGCCTGTCTGCACGAAGTGTTTTATCGCTGGCAAGCAGGAGAAGCTCAGACCTGCACAACCACCTGAGAAACCAGAAGCCGGTGAGTCTGCTACAGAGCCAGACCACTCTGAACCGCCAACACCGGCCAAGAGTAAGGCTAAAAAGTAGGAGGGTGACATGCCCTACGATATGGAAAAACGAGGGGATAAGTATGTCGTCTTCAATAAAGAGACCAAAGACGTAAAGGGCCGGCATGACAGCAAGGATAAGGCACAGAGGCAAATCAATCTCCTCCGTGCTATCGAACACGGATGGGAGCCAACTGGTAAGGCCGCCAGGAAGTAGGTGAAGCTATGGCAAAGACACTTTCAACAATCAGAGCTACCATAAGGCAGATGCTCCGCGATGAGTTTGCGGCAGGCTCTGACTTCAAGTGGGAGGATGACGAGCTAGACACGCAAATCAGTGAATGTCTGGCTGAAATATCAGAGTCTCTCCCTTATAAGGCCAAGGAGACGCTGACGACTACAGAAAGCTCAAAGGAACTGGACATTAGCTCTATAGAGGATTTGCTGGAGGTAGAAAAGATAGAGTTCAGGACTGGGAGTGAACCCCCGAACTACAGGAATTGCTCCGTGTTCGGCAATACCTTGAGGATGGGTATTGATTTTCTCCCCAGTGCCGATGAGAACGTTTACCTGTATTGCCATAAGCTGCACCAGTTGACCGAGAGTTCCTCTACTCTGTCTCCCCAGGTTGAGAGGCTTCTGGTGCTGGGCGTGGTTGCCAGAGCTGCCATAGCGAAATCACAATCTCACATAAACAAGGTGAATGTTGGCGGAGGAAATACACCATCAGAGCTTCAGAACTGGGGTTTAACGAAGATGGCGCTATATCAGGCATCTCTAAGACGATTGGCCGGCCCGAAAACCAACCGGCGATATCCAACAGGAACCGGGGGTGGAAATATATGGGACAACTGGTGAGCACGGAAAATCTTAGTAAGGAGGGGATAAAGTGGTTCAGGTAAAGGAAAAAGCAAACTGGCACATGAAGGCCAGACTCCTCAAGTACAGAGAGGATATTACTCCATTCGCCAGAGAGGGCAGGGAAGCGGAGTTTCATGAACGCTTCAAGCCTTACGAAATAATCGAGATGGAGGGCAACTGCCTGCTTAACACCGGCATTGATGAGATGTGGGACTTAATCACC